AGTTCTTGTCTACGAGTGAACTGCTCAAATTCTGCCATGAACCATTCAAAGTGTCCTTCGTTCAAGTCCGGAACCGACTGTAGTCGTACACCTGTGCTGGCACTGATTTGATCCACTGTGGGTAGTGTCTTGTGTTGATCGCTGTGCTCGGCAATGAACACAGCCGCTGGTCTCAAGCTACGATCAAAGTTTTCTGGATTGTAAATGTTCTGCACACGCACATATGATTCTGCGTCTTGCAACATCATTTCTAAGAATAGTTTTTGGACATCAAGCCCGTAGTCTTTTAACAAGTTGTTTCTTCCTCAGTTCAATTTTGATTTTGCTGGTTTCTCTGGCCTGCATTATAGTTAGCAAGGTGGCCAATCTACCCATACGAATTACAGCATCGTTTATATCTTTACAGCCCGCGGGCCACTCGGGCATGCTTACTGCCCAGCCTAGTTCTACCGCACGGTCTACCAATTTCATTCCAGCTTCGTCCTGGTCTGGCACCACAACAACATCGCGGCCCAGATTGCGTATCACACGCACCTGTGCATCATTGATTTCGGCATGCAGTACAGCTACACCATTGATGCTGAGTGCATCAAACACTCCTTCACATACAATAACTGACTGCCATGTGTTTTTTTGTAAGTCGGTACCAAACACATAACCCGGCTGTGCATCTTGGATATATCTAGGGGTCCTATCATCTAGGAATCTAGTGGTATGTCCTACTACCTGCATGTTGTGGGTAAAAGGAATCACAATACCTGGGCGCGGCATGGTCTTGTACAGGAATGGATAGTCCAGGGGTATCCTGCGTGCTAGTAGGTATTCAACGGCTCGCTGATTTAGTGTTTGTGTATCTGCTGGTAGGTCTCGATCTTCAAACTCAATGGCGGCCAAACGATCTGCCACCAGTTGTCGTTCGCCCAGCAGTCCTTCAATGGATCTTTGCTTGAGACTTTCAAGATTGATTCGTTCTATTTCTTCTGCAGGCACATTCAACCACTCTAACAGGCGCCGTGCTTTGAATGTCAAGTTGCGTCCCAAGATAAAACTGGCTGTATAGCCGCAGTTGAAACAGTGATAGCTCCAGGAGCCGTCGGCTGTGGGCTTTAGGCCACCACGGCTTCTTCGATCCTGTGTATCGCCTCGATGAATGCAACAGGGTGCATTAAAACTGATCCAACCAGAAGCAGTTTGTTTTCTTTTCGCGGGCAAAAATGCAACGACATCTATCATCCTTTGATTATACAGGAATCTATGTGAGAAATCAAGCGATCACGTATCAATTGGTGACCCAGTTCTGTTGGGTGACGGCCAGGTTTTAGATATGTGTCGGGCAGTTCTTTAAGGAACCATTCGCTAAAACTCCATCCGGGCCAGGCCATGGTTTGGGCATGGCTTACCAGACGCATGGGCTGGGCCAAATTAAACTGCACAAGATCAAGTCCTTGTCTTGCGGCCACCCCATCAAACAACAGGACCGTTTCTTGGAAACGCAGGGCCTGTAGTTCTCGACTGTCGGTCAAGACTGTTTGTTGCTGTATTAGATTTTTCCATGGATCTGTCAAGGGCCATGCACTGTGAACAAATCTATTCCAGTCTGGGTCGTGGGCGGACATGACTCGATTGGGATCGTAGTGGCTGAATCTGGCTGCGTCAGTATGACCAACCAGGATCAAGCAGTCATTTGGATTGGGCTCGTGGTCCAGCCACCAGAGAAATGTCCAGACAGCACTTTGTAAACTACCGCCGGCTATGCCATAATTTTCTACCGGTACTGAATAGTGCTTGCCCAGCAGTCCTAAGAAACAGTTTTGTTCTCTGTAGTCAGTATTTTCTGTCAGTGCCGGATGGATCCTAGGATGCGATAACAGTTCCGGATCGATCAGTTCATCACCCCAGATCCAACTGTCGCCAAAGCCTACAATTTTCTTGAACTGCATTTATCTGTAGTACAGATCCAGTACATAGCCGGTACTGATAACGACCATGGCACCTTGTTGATCGGGTGCCACTGGATAGTAGGGAGTATTGATGCCGGCTGCTGGTATCAACCAGTAGCCCGATCCACCGTTGGTTATGGTAATGGTCTCGATAGATCCAGTATCGCTGATGGTTGCTTCGGCGCTAGCGCCAGCACCATCACCCACTATATTGATCTTGGGTGGCGCCAGATATCCTTGTCCGGCATTTTGAACGGTGATTGAAGTGACCACACCATCGGTACAGGCCGCGTAGGCTGTGGCTGGAATTCCGTTGCCACCTGGAGTGGCAAAAATACTGTTGTTGAAACAGAGCCGGACCAATGGATACCATCCAATTATGTTGAGATGTATGGTTCCAGTATAGTTATAGTAGGTAACGCTTTCAGCTCCAGTGGGATTGTCTATGGTGACACCCAGAGGCACATTGTATGGCACTGCTTCGTAGTCCTGAGCTGCCTGAGCTTTGATTGTACCAGTGTAACCATCCAAGGTCATTTGTACCGTAGTCACCGGTGTCTTGGGCACGATGAAACTACTGTAGTATTCGGTATTGAGGAACGAATTCCAGTAATTGGCACCATTGGGATTTCCGCCCCAGTACCAGTCGCTTCCAGGATAGTTTCCAAAACTGGTGCCGTCGGCTGATCCTTGGGCACTGAGTTTGGTTGTGGGTATGGTAAGTGGTGCCGATGGCACATACTGAGGCAACACACTGTTGACCACGTTGCAAGGAGCACGACCTCCTGACTGTGCGTCAGTGAATACCGCTTCGGTTAGGTTGCCACTGAATCTGGTAATGCTGTAGCTGGCCGGTTGGGCAAGAATATCCAACAGTTGCGAACTGGCCAATGTGACTTTGACCTGACCCAACGGACCGTTCAGTATGACCATGGGCTGTTCCAGCAAGATCGCTGTGCCTTCGGTATTGAGTACTCGGAACATGAATGTGCTACCAGTTACATTGACTGGTTTTTCGTTCTGATTGACAAACTGAAACAGTAGAACATTGTCAACGCCTTTGTTAATGGTTAGGATTTTAGAGTACACGGGATTATACCTGTAGGTAAAGATTGTGGGATCTACGCTGTCTAGGGCCACCACTCGGGTCAACTGCTGATAGATATACACTTCGGTTGAATACATACATGTTATTTAGTGGGTTTGGTACAGGTACCAAATTTGGTCTCATAAATATTCCTGATTATGACAAATGATATTTTCACACAGTTAGCGGAAAAATACCCCTTTATTACCTTGTGTGTCTATGCCTCCACAGAATATGTAGGTATCATACAGAATCGCGACGATGTGATAACCACTATCTATGATTTTGGTAGCATACAGAGTGTGGAAGAAAAACGCTTGTTCTTGGAGCTGGCCAATACCTGGTGGTGGGAGTCAAATCGCAGCATACCCATCAACATATTCCTCAAGGGCGATTGGGACTCTTTCCGTGGGTATCTACGCACCTTTGTCAACAAGGACTTGGAAATCATGCACGGGCCTGCTTGTAGTCTCAGCGAAATGGCCCGTAAAAAATCAAAACGCAAAAGCATCACCCTGGTAAGAAGACTAGACTAGCATGAACATAGGTCTGTATCTGTGTACTGGCATAGGTGGGGCTAGACATGGTTTTTTGGCAGGATGGCTAGGCACCTTGCCAAATTTTATCGACAATCAATGGCGTATTGATTTAGAAACCGGGCACAGCGACGGTTACATGAACATAGCCAAAGATATCGAATGTGGCATGTCATTCAATCAATTTCTCAACAACAGATCATTTGTACTGTCGGATCGTGCTGATCTATTCATGGCAGGACAACTACATGGGCATGCCTTGATACCTTATCACGAAGATATCGACTACAACTGCGTTAGAGTTTTAAATGTTGATGTGACCCATGCAGATCCTGCTCAGGTACAGTGGGATTTTTTGGTTAAGACCTACCTGCGCAAGGATCGTGCCAAGCAGAACTATGAGGAAAATGCTGTGCAATGGAACATTGATAAATCAATCAATCAGCTGGTGGTCACTGATCAAGATCGAGTAGAAAAATTCAAACTGTTGGCGACCAGGATGGCCCAATCCAGGCCGCAAGATCCAATGCTAGATTCTCAATTGAAATTTGTCAATTTGGATTATGAACAACTGTTTCAGATGGGTGGCACCCGGTATCTGTGTGATCAGCTGAACATCTCAGTCGACCAAAAATATCACGACTACTGGAATCAGCAGTTGCCATGGGCTCGTTCGCGCAATACACTGACTGTCTGGAACACTGTCTGGAACAAATCAGATTTTTTTAACTGAGTAGATTCATGTGCAGAGCCACCAGGGCCGCATAGCCAATGGCATGTGCATGTTTGAACACAAAGCCTCGGCTGTCATCGCCATCCCATACCGTATCAAACACTTCCGACCATGGTCTATTTTGCAAGTGTGCCTTGCCTGGCCTAATGATACTGATAAATGCTGCCATTCTTGGTATAGAATCAGGCTTCATACTTTGCAGTAGTTCTACATAGTTGCCCACGTGTACCAACTGTCGAGTCCACTCTGGATCAGTCCATAGTCTAGACCACGTGGGTTCCTGTGCCAACATCTGCTGGTAGTGTTCAGGATCCTTGACCAACTGATATACTGTCATATTGAGTAGATCAATTTTAAAGTAGCCCAGATCCTCAGCTGTTTCATAATCAATTGCTGCACAGTCCGTGATTGGATCGTATGGAATGTCGGTGACATACACACCAGAGTTGTGGCGTCTTGCTTGCCCTTGATGCTGTTGTCTAGCTGGCGTGGCCTGGATCAACCGTAACAGTTGATCTCTGTCGGCCAAATCAATATCAATATCTGCACTCATTACCAACCTGCTTTCTGTAGGATATCTTTCACATATTCCTGATCAGCCGGATAGTCTGTGAACTTGCGCATCCAAAAATCACTGTCAATGTAACTCCATATCATGGCGATCTGTGTGGCATCCAGTTCCGACAAGAACCGTTGTCCAGACTCACAGTTGTAAATGATCCAGGGACTGATGCGGCCTGATGCAACTGCATAGGCCATGGCATTGGTATTGCCATAACGTAGGCAATCGTTGGGTGAATTTCCTGTTTGCTCAGACCAATCTATTCCAAACTCAATGGCACGAGCTAGAGCATCGTTTACATTTTCCACACGCAGGTAATCAGTCAAATATTCGGTATAGACACTATCACGTGCCCAGTGATCCAGTTTCTTGTTTTGTTTCAACACCCACTCAACAAAACGTGCCGGATTGACAGCACGGATATCCACACAGTAACGACCAAACTTTACAAAGGCCTTGTAGTAGGGACTGTCAGCAAAGTCATCAAATGTTTTTAGTCGGGCACTGCCCTGTGTAAGTTCATAGAACTTAAGGTAGGCATTGAACCCTAATCGCACACCGGGTTCATCTCGTTCCATGCGACGACGCCGCGGTTCGCATGAATGCACCGCAAGACTGGACTCCTTCATAAAGTCCTTCTTACAATACTGACAGGTATACTTCATTCTTCTACTTTTGCAAAGTGTCTCATGAGGTTATTTTTTTCAACATATTCTTCACGACTTAGTCCGTAAGCTGACATGAATACTGGAATCAGCAAGGCCACTTCCTGAGCTGTAATATCTGGTTGTGGCGCATAACGTCGACTGCCCATGCGTACTTCTGACAGTTGTGGAACTTTTGTTTGTGTCTTGGGTGTAGTTTTAAATGGCCATATCATTTCTTTGCCTCCTGTCCAGCCTGTTTCAAGTAGGCATCGATGTCTTTCTTGGTATTGAGTTCGGCCATCAAGGCTATCTCATCGTCCTTGTAGTGCGGATACAGTTCGGCCAACTGCTTGCGTATGCCCGAAGCACCGGCTTCCTTTTTCCTAGGTGCAATCCAGGCATGTCGTTGATCGCCTAGTCCGGGGCTCACTGCTGTGGCACACAACCATTGTAACTTGGGATGACGGTTGATGTCAAAGAATCGTTTGTTCAAATAGTGATTACAACTCTGCAGATAGTAACCTTGCAGTTCTGCAGATCCTTGCACGGCACTTCCCCAGCGTATCATGAGAAAGTTTGAAAACCGTTTGCGTTCTTCGTCAGTCAAGCTGTCGTAGAATCCACGATTCTTGCGATCAAACTGTGCCATTTCGTTGCCAATACTGAGCTTGTCCACTACCAGGCCTTGTTGTAATCTACTACTTCGCAGTTGCGACTGATATCCTTGACAAAGTACACGCAGTCAGGCTGTTTACCTTCGCCCAAGGGCACACACAACATCTGTCCATTCTTGAGCTTGGGCGCATACCACGACACTTCTTGATACACGTCAATGATTTCTATGTCCAGAAAACTGGGTCTGAAGCTCGAAAGTGGATTGAATTGGAATGCCTTGAAACCTCTATCATTGATTGAAGTCAAGGGCAGAACCTCCAGGTCGCCTAGATCTGGTTCACCAATCAGGATCTGCCAATCCACTGGCATGCGTACCTTGTGATTTCCAATGCGCAGGACCAAGGCTGGGGCTGTAAAACTTTCCAGAAATATAAGAGGGATATAGTGATAATCGGGTTCTTGTGGACTGCTGTTATCAAAAATAGCGAACCGCATGTCATCGACTTCTTCGGGTAGATGATCTAGATCAAATGGCTCATTATCAAGTGTTAATATTCTCATACATTTATTATAACATATTTTATCACAAGTGCAACCTTTATTTGCCGTATCGCTTTAATGCACTATCACGCATTTTTTGTAGAGTTTCTTCACTGTGTTTTTTTCCAGTCATACCAGCTTTGTGTCCTTTTTTACCGTTACTAACTTTTTGACGAAATTCTTCTGTTCGTATTCTGCCCTTTAATGTTTCAGAACGTTTTTTATTTGATTCTGCTGAATGTTTTTGCACGCCCGTTTTACCTTTATTCCACGGAGTTCGGCCTTTTGCTTTGTCTGACATTTTTTTGCGGGACTCGTCACTATGTTTTTTGCCTGTTCTAGCAAACGAAATATTTTCTCTTATTTTTTGATATTCCCAAGACGTAAAATTTCGTTGCTGATTTTTATTCACTTGTGCAAACTTACCGACAGCCCAACACATAGCTTGTTTGACTTTGCCGGTTGTCATTTTAGTCAACAATAAATGGCAAACAAAATGTTCTCGTGCTGTAAGAGATACTATGTTTTCTCTATAATCAGAACCGCCAATACATCGTGGAATAATATGATGTTTCTCCACATAGCTAGTTGTAGGATTTGCGTTGCGAATAATATTAAAATACCACTTAGTGTATTTGTTTTCTAAAAAGACTACTTTTTCCATTCCAACTTCTCCTGTGTGAAGTTGTATTTAGCTTCTTTGTAGAACTGTTTGCGTTTGGTCAAGTGTCGTTTGGCAAACTTACAGGTACTGGTCACGTCCCAGATTTGTACGTGGTCTTTGTCTTCGGCCTTGCGTATTCCTCTTCCAATGCTCTGTATGACCCGGACAAAACTTTTGCCAGGCTCCACAAGAACAAGATTAAAGATACGGGGTATATTAATACCAACAGCAGCAACACCGTAAGTAGCCACAATAATTTTTCCTGTAGCTTCAGCCACTTCGTCGTATTCATCCTGTCGATCCTTTGCTTTGGTTGCACCTGATACCATGACTGCACGGTCACCCAGTCGTTCTATCAAGCCTTGACCTGCGGCAATACGGTCTACCAAGACCAGGGTATTACCTGTCCGGTTCACCTGTTCTACCAAGCGTGCAATGGTATCTAATCTGTCGGGCTCTTCTAGCAGAAACTTGAGCTCGCTTTGATAGTTGGTAAATTCGGCATGGTCCACTAGCTGTACGATGTTAACATGACACTGGGCCAGCACCCCTTGACTCTGTAGTT